TATCTCTCTCCTCTTGCGTTAAACCGGCACCCGGCATATTTATCATCGTGTTCGCCGCAAAACCTCTGCGAACGTGATTGTTGCAATAATTAGCGATACGATAGTCCAACTCAATATGCTGCAATGCACCAATGTAATCAGGTACAGGATAGTGCCGGCTATATCCTAAATCCTCAATTAAATAAATTGAATACTTTAAATTGTTCAACTCGTCAAACAAATCATACTCAATATACTGTGCTTTTGTGTTATTAGTATATTTGAAAACACCTCTAATATTAACCCACTCATCACTATACGCAACTTTGTTCTGTTTATTTTTTAATTTACGAAAATTAGAGTAATTACAATATTGCACATCGCTTACATTGCCATCAATACCTCGTATCACCTTCAACGCACATCCGCCAAATAGCAAGTAATCACGTATGCATTTCTTTCTTACTTCGGAAAACGTCGCTTCAACATTACCGGAAATCGTCAATACTTTACCTTCTACAATCGCCTGATGCGTCGGAGAGTAATGATATAAATCTATGAGATATTGAAAGAAATCATTGCGTTCTCCCCACCAATACAAATCTTTTGAACTGCCCGTCTGACTTACAATTGGCGATGATACGCTTTTAAATTCTATCTTGTTTCCAGAAACTTTTCTCTCCATCAGTTGTAAAACTTATTTGTTTGTGTTTCATTATAAATTGAATTTCCATCAGTAGTACCCTTCACTCTCGCTACCTGATAAGCCACTAATGTATTGGTGTTATCATAAACGTAAACATCATACAACTGATAATCTAACACTATGTTATTCGGCTCAACAATAGAAAATTGCAAATACCTCGCTGGGTTCGCAGAGATATTCGCAACGTTAGTTAATATTGTCTTTTTATTGTCGGAAAGTCCTACAAAGTGAATTGAATACGGTTGCGTGGTATCATGATTCACGCAATTAGTGAGAACGATGACATTAACCGTATTCTTTTGTAAGTAAAGCACATCACTGCGTTAATTGATTGTACTCGTTAGCAGTAATCTCGTATATCGGGTGTACATCTTTATACTGAATGGTTACTTCGTAACCAAACATATCGCCGAAAGCTGTGCCTGTCGTGGCTTGCGTAGTGGTCATGTATGAACCTTTATACAAGCCCATAAGAAAATACTTGCCTGCATTTGTTTTAATTGCTACAAGCACATTATTCTTCGCAAGTAAATCAAGCTCTTTTGAATTATCAGAAGACAGGCCCTCTAATTTGAATTTCAACTCGTCCTGATAAAACAGCGTCGCGTTTTGTTCGTTCACATTAGTCGTCTCAGTAAATGAAGACGTCTCCTGTCTGAACTGATACTTGTACCACCCAGTATCAGATGACGTAGCAATTGTTACCACGTTGCCTGTACCAATCGTGAAATCAGCTTCGGTAATCGGCAACGCTTTAATCTTCACCTCGCTAACACCGCCAGCGAACTCTTTGCAACCGAGTGTGAAACTCTTAGTTAATGCACACGGCATAATTACTCAAATTATGGGGTTAAATGAAATTCTGAAACTAAATTAAAGAACTTAATTCCAACACCAATCTCATACACTAACCTGATACGCAACGCATTTATATCCTGCGAAAACCATAATGCGTAATCTTCTAACGAAACGTTGTATGCAACTACTAAATTCTTCTCATACGTAGCATACAAGTTTTGTTTATGCTGCGTAATCTGTCCAGTTACATTGTTGCTGTTTAAACCCATTGCAGGTACCACTAATACGTTACTTCCAGGATAAACGAAGGGTTGTAATTTACCTCCCTGAACGTTCATGTCATACTGATAGTGGAAGTAATTTGCATTACGCAATGCGGTCATTAGCGTGATGAATAATTCAGATGGACAAAAAAGAACAGGTCTGTCGCCAACAGTTACATCAGTTGTAAGTTTTGAAATCACGTTGTCAAATACACTGATAGCATTAGTTACAGTAATTGTTTGAGCTGACGGTAACGTTGATTGATTGGCAGCAGGGACGTTTTGCTGCATCAACGAAACAACGCCGTCAAATGCTTTTAAATCAGCGGGATAACCGGAAGCAATTGCGCGTGTGTCTGAAAGATACAACTGAACACTTTGTTTTTTAGCGGCACGTGCTAAATACCGTGTTATTACTTGGTCCAACACAGCGAACGTGTCAGGGTGTTCAGTGTTAGTAGGCAACCACTGCGTAGTGAAATACTTTTTCAAATCCTGCAAACACCATGCGTCCTCAATGCGCATCGGCGTTGTCTTTATCGTGAATTGCTTAATTGACGTGGTAGCTGTTGCATTGTTTCCGCATATATTAGTGTCTGCGGTCGGCGTAACATCAATCACAGGTAATTTAACTTGCTGCCCTGAAACGTTTGTTACCTTATCAAAATAATCAAATGAACTGTCAAGTTCAATTGGTGCAGTGATTAACTCACCTTTTCTCTCTTCTATCCATTGTGTTAGCGTTGAAACATCAAGTGCCATAGATGATTAGTTTAATTGTTAGAGGTTTTGTTTGATTTTATTTTTTGAATTTTTGATTCAATTTCCTTGAATTGCTCATTAGAAAAACAATACACAATATCAGGTTGATATTGCTTTTCTTTCGTGCTTACCACTTTTACTTCGTCTTCGGTAAACACAACTGTTGTGTGTTTTTCATCAACTGAAATCTTTTTCATACTCAAAATTTCATTTTCATTAGATTATCACGAAACGAAACGTTGGCGTTTTTCTTCTCATCTTTCTTCTCCGGTATATTCTTCCACAACGTTTCAATTTTCTTATTCAATTCAATAATCTGTTTCTTTAATTCAGAATTTTCTTTCTCTAATGCTGAAAACTTAACTTCAATCGCTTTTGAAAACACATCAACCACAGCAGACATTGCAACTGCGTTTTGATTTTCTTCTTTCTTTTGGTCCTGCGGCTGTTGTTCTTTCTCAACTACTTCAACTGTTTTAATTACACCATCAACAATTGAAAGTTTATATTCTTTTCCATTGCAAATCACAACAACATCACCGGTAAATTGCTCGTTCAATACACCGTCTTTCTCAACCAGGACCTTGTCCCCTTCCTTCGCCTCTTCGCTCGGCGTTTGAACTACAATTGAACCATCTTCACTTGCCAATGTTGAAAATTTCAACTTTTTGAAAATCGCAGAAAGCATTACACGTATTTGTTTCAATCCACTCTCTGCTGTTTGTTTTATTTGTTCTGCTTTTGACATAATGCAAAAATTTATGAAGCAAAGTTACTTCGGTTATGTGCGATTAAAATGTGTTTTAAAATGAATTTCAATAAAAACATTAACATACATTTGAATTAAAATAAAAACATTTTGAAATAAAACCGACTGGCGCCGCACTGCTCCAATATTTCACAATGTTGCTGTAAAAAAATCACATCAAAAATCGCGTTGTTACATTAGAGCCACGCGGTTTTTTTAATTATCACAAAAAAAAATAAAATGTAAAATCCTTGATACATGCTGGATGTAACAATGTAACAACGCGAATAGTTAATCAAAATCGCGTTGTTACATTAGAGCAGTGCGGATTGTAACAATGTAACAATGTTTTTTACAATTAATATAAAAAAAATAGAAAATAAAAAAAAAAAAAGTAAGAAAAGAGAGAAAAAAAAATTAGAAAAAGTATCCAATTTCGTTGTTACGTTGTTACAATCAGCGTGGCTCTAGTGTAACAACTGTTTTTTTGTGTTTGCTTCGCGTTGTTACATTGTTACAATCTTAGAGCCATGCGGTTTTTTAATTTTTCTTTTTTTTGTTATACTTGCGGAATCCGCACCGGTTATTTGTAACAATGTGATTTTACTATTATTTTTTAAATTGATTTACTACTCTCACGCTTGATTTGAGGTTGTTTTTCACGAAAAACATCACAAAAAAAAGAAAATTTTATCATAAATTATTATAAAATTATTAAAATTTATAATATGATGAGTAAAAAAATTGCTCAATCTTTATCATTCGTAAATAGTTAATTTATATTAAACATTTTAAAAAGCATAATAAAATAAATCAATTGAGCGGTTGTCGTTGTGTTATTTTTTTAATTAGCAAATAAGTTATTTTAAAAACAAATTGATATTTGTAATCATGTTTGTTTTAATTTAGTTTAAAATTTATTTTAATGTTTGAAAATTGAAGTATAGTTTTGCCTTGAAAATTGAAAACATGAAAACTGAAATCAGGTTCACGTTACTTGCCAACGTATTGCAGAAAAACGGCTCGGAGATTGATTTAGCGACTTATTTATCGTATTTAAAGACAAAGCCGGTAACGCATGATAAAAAGAATGCACCGGCAATCATTGTTAGCGGTGTTTGGAAGGAAAGGAGAAAACTAATCTACTTAAACAAGTTAGTGCATGTTGATATTGACCACGTTGAGAACGTGGAGGAGTTGAAGCGTGATATATCGCAGGATAGTGCTGTTTTTTTGGTCCATAAGAGTTTTTCAGGGAGCGGATTAAAAGTATTTGCTAGGTGTGAAGAAGTAAATGAGAATAATTACACACAATGTGTAATTACGTTCATGAAGTATATTGAGAGTAAGTATAATGTGAAATGCGACGAGAAGTGTAAAGATATTAAGCGTTTGTGTTTTCTTTCGTATGATGAGGATTATTGTTTAAATGAGAATGCGGTATTTCGTGCAGAGGTTGAAGATGAAGCGTTTGAGCAATTAGTAATTGAAAACGAAACGAAAAAACAAACAATAACAAACATCATTGATTTATCAATAGTTAATCAAAACATTAAATTATTAAATTCATTAGCAGAAACCATACAGCCGGCGTTTATCAAGGGATCTCGCAACGCTCACATAAACAAACTATGTTGGAAATTCAAACGTTGCGGTGTGAGTATAGAAGAAGCGGAGAGATTTATATCAAGCAGATATAATTTCAGTAAAGATTTCACACAGTGCGAGGCATTGCAGATTTTGAAAAGTGTTTACAACAACATTACAATAGAGTTTGGCGTAGAAAGGATATATCATGATTCAGAGTATTTAAATAATTTAGTTTTAAATTTTAAGCGAAAGAAAGAAGGAAGGAATAATTTAGTAAATGAATTGATAAAAGGATATTATTTAGTTTACTTTCTGCGAGATTTAACAAACGAGCAAAGGAGTATTTCAAACATTTGCAAAATAATTGAGAACAAAATATACATACTTGGATATGAGGGTTTTATGGCAGATTTAGCTGAGAAGTATAAATTGTTGAATGATGAAGTGAAAGAGAGGATAACATGGAGTGATATTTGCCGGGAAATTACAGAGAAGTATTTATCAAGTTTGGAAAAGATAAACTATCCATTGACTAATAAAGCAATATATTTCAGAAACGGAAAGAAAATTGACAACGGAACAATCAGCGATGTAAATATTGACGGAGATTTGATATTAGCAAAGAACATCTTTAATTTTGATTTCGTGCCGGATGATAGTAAGAGTAAATTTGAAACGTTCATTGAGAATGTTTTTGGAGTTGAAAACAAAGAGTGTGTGCAGTTGATTATAGGATATATTACATCACGAGAAGAAGTCGGAGTTGGTGAAGACAGGGCCGTATTGTTGATGGATACAAACGCAATAGAGGATAGTATTAACTATTCAAACGGCGGTACCGG